CCTTAGAATTATGCATTTAAAAAAGGAGATGCAAGATGATACCAAAATTTAGAGCGTGGTTGAAGAAAGAACAGAAAATGGATAATGAAATTGATCACATCAGTTGGCTAGAGGATGAGTTATATTGCATTGGGGATGGAATTACTTACATGGTTTTAGCAGAAGATTTAGTACTCATGCAATCAACAGGACTCAAAGACAAAAACGGTAAGGAAATCTTTGAGGGGGATATAGTTGATTACAAAGGCAGAGAAGCAGTTGTCAAATGGCACGGTTCTTACGCAAGTTTTATTTACAGATTTGTAGATGGACTGAAAGAAAGGGTTTCAGAATGGGACCCACTATTTCTAGCTTGTTATCATTTTGAAGTCATTGGCAACATCTACGAAAATCCAGAATTTTTGGAGGTAAAAGATGAGTGACTATATAAAAGGTATCGGAGCATTAATATTAACGTTATCAACGATTGCAGTATTTTTCCTTACTTTTTGCTGGCTTATTGAATTGTATTTTACATGGGTATTTTCATTTTTTCCAATCAAACCTTATTTAATACCAATTTTGTTAGCACATTCTTTCTTTTTTGGAGTGTTGGTCTTTCTTTTAGGGAATTTGATTGAACTAATCGGAAAAAGGAAATCTAAAAGATAAAAAAACAGGAGGTCATAGGATGAAACGATTCTTAATCGGCTATTGCCTACTAACAACTTGCTTGCTATTCATGCAACAGAAACCCTTGCTAGTCTATCATGCTGATAGTAAATATCAGATAACTGGAAAGGTTACAGAAAAACGAAAAATCAGAAGTCTTTTCACTATCACGGTAAATGGGAATGTATTTGTGGTGAGTGAAGAAAAATTTGAAAAAGTAGAAATCGGAGATGAGGTGGAATTATAACCGCTTCAAACATTGGAGGTGTATAATGCCAAACTGGGCAGAGGGTACAATCAAATTAAGAGGGCGCTCTGAGAATATTAAGTCAGCTCTGAAAGATATGTTATTTAAGCTAAACGACGTATCTTATGAAGACAATGGAGAATCGTTGGTTATAGAGAGCATTGGTTCTTCATCCATTCGTATTAACAAAAGTAGAAGAGCGTTTATAAAATGCGAGAGAATAGAACTGTATTTTGAAGATGCTTTTGAAATAATAGAAATTCAAAATTTCTCTCAAGCGTGGGCAGCAATCCCTGACAACTTTGTAGAATTATCAAAAAACCATGATGTAGATATTAAGATTTTCACTTTCGAAAAAGGTTTTGAATTCACTCAAGAAATTGAAATTTCGAAAGGAAAAATTTTAAAAGACATTGTCCTGAAATATGATGATTACAGATGGGAAGTTGCTTTTAGTGAATTAGGAGGATAAAAAAATTATGAACACACTAGAAAATGTAAAACAATGGTTCGTAGACCGTGATTTAGAAAACGGTGGACGATTAGACAAGCAGTCACTCAAACTTAGTGAAGAGTTTGGTGAGCTATGCGCTGGGTATCTCAAGAAAAACGAACAGCTTATGAAGGACAGCATTGGAGACTGTGCAGTCGTGATTGTAGGTCTAGCACTACTAATCAAGGAAGATGTGAATCAGATTTTTAAGGATTCTGGTACTTTACGGAAGAAAGAAATTACAGAGACATTAGTCTCAATCAATGCGAATATTAGTGAGTTTCAACTATCGCAAGGGTTTGCTAGTAAAGTAATGTGCAGACACAATCTAGTACGTTGTATTGGATATCTGAAAAATCTAGGATATGACTTTGATGAATGTTTTGAGTTAGCTTACCAAGAAATCAAAAACCGTAAAGGTCTATGGATTGATGGTAGCTTCGTGAAATGGGAGGAATTACCAGATGAACTACGAACAAAGATTAAATGATAATCAACAAAAACGATTCGCATTTATGCTGAAGCAAAAGCGCAAAGATAAAAAATTATCACAAGCAAAATTAGGTGACATCTTAGGATACGCTCAATCAGATATTTTTAAATGGGAAACATGCAAGGCAAGACCTAACTTGTATCAAGTGGAAGATGTAGCGACCTACTTCAATCTTCCTGTGAATGTTTTGATAGGAGAGTGAATTGCAATTAAGAAAAGAATTTAAGAAACTTAAAATAAAAAACATAAAGATACAGTCGTTGCATAGAGAAATTCAAGATTTAAGTATGGGTATTGTTAAAGGTCAGTCTTTTAACGGGATGCCTAAAACTCCAAGCAATGACAATCGCACGGAAGATCTAAATATTAAAATCACGGATAAGATAGATGAATTGTATAAGAAGATAGAACAAGAACAAGCAGAACAAGAATTCTTAACACGAGCTATCGAGTCGTTGAAAGACCCTATTGAAAACATTGTGATGCGTTTGCTATACATCAATAATCTAAGCTGGAGTGAGGTCGAAAGGCGATTAAATTGTAGTCCTGCTACTATCAAACGGGTTGTTGATAGAGCGTTTGTCAATTTATCTAAATTCTTTGAAAATAATGATAGTGTTTGAAAGTTTTAAAGTGGTATTATGATAGTGTCAGCAAAGAGGCTGATAGACTCCTATTATATTTTTCAGTGTTAGGACCGTTAAATAATTCATTGTTGATTTTCCTTTGCGTTTTATATTTTCATAGTACCTCCAACGTCCTAACACTGTTTTTATTTTCGGGAATAACAGGTCTCTCGAAGGAGAGATAAGGTACTAGTCCTTGCATAAGCTGATCGGTCGACATCGGCATAGATGCCAGTGGGTGCGAATCCCACTATTCTCATGAGAGGTCTTACATGAAGTCACACAATAATCGTGTGGCTTTTTGTTTTAAAAGGAGAAGAGGATGAAGCCACAAAGGCTGACTATATTAAACGGTCGGAGAACTGCGGTTGATTATGATAAACGTAACCAAGAATACACAGAGTATAATCGTACTCGTTGGAAGTATGATAGAGAGGTTAAACGATTCTATAACTCAACTATCTGGAAGAGAACGAGTCAACAAGTTTTACTTGAAGCAAATTATATCTGTGCTATGTGTGGTGATGATGCTACTATGACTGACCATATTATTAGTGTGAAACAAGATTGGTCAAAAAGATTAGATCGAAATAATCTTCAAGCAAGTTGTAAGAAATGTAATGATAAGAAAGCAATAAAAGAAAAATATTCTTTTTAAAATAATTTTAAAAAAACAAAAAAATAAATGGAATATCATTCGGTTATGCACTGATAAAATGTACGGAAATACCCCCTTTAATTTAGAACGGGGGTAGGTATTGTTCGGATATAAGAACGCTGCCCTCTTCTGTGCGAAAAATTCCGTTTTTGAAAATTTGAGACCCCCATAAAATCAGAAAGGAGGTGGTCAATTTGGGTCGAAAAATGAAGATAGTGGAAACTACTAAAAGTCATTTAACAAAAGAAGAGAAGATTGCAAGAAAAACTATACAAGAAAAGGCTTCGGATGGTTTAGATGCATTGCAACTAACACCGCCAAAACATTTTGATGCAATCGCTAAAGCTGAATACAAGCGCGTGATTGAAGATTTAAGAAAGCTACCCCTTAGAAATCTAGATCGTGCAGTATTAGAAAGCTACTGCACTTGGTATGCAGTCTATAAAGAAATATCCCGTGGATTGCAAAAAGAAGGGTATGTTTACGAAACAGACAATGGTAAGGTGTTACCGAATAAGATGTTGTATAGTTTAGAACGTGCTACAACAAACTTAATGAAAGCAGCATCACAATTGGGTATGACAGTTGATAGTCGCATGAAGTTATTCGTGCCACAAGTTGAAGAAAAGAAAGAGAGTATTTTCGATAAATTTGGTAGTTAGGAGGTGAAACAATGGAAGATGTAGCTTATCAATATGCTTCAAAAGTCGTAAATGGAGAAATCATAGCTAGTAAGAAAGTTATAAAAGCTTGTAAGCGCCATTTGAGAGATTTAAAGCGTATGGATGATGAAGATTTTCCGTATGTTTACTTGCCTGACAAAGCAAAAAATCCAATAGATTTTATCGAAATGCTCCCCGATGTCAAAACTGGAAAACCATATCCACTAGCAGATTTTCAAAAATTCATTTTATCAAGTTTGTATGGCTGGCGAAAGAAGTCTGATACATCTATCAGACGGTTTAAAAAAGCTTTAATCAGCTTGGCCAGAAAGAATGGTAAGACTATTTTAGTAGCTGGTATTGCTTTATATGAGTTTTTATTTGGTCGCAACCCTGCAATGAGTAGGCAATTGTTTTGTACAGCGAATGACCGTTCACAAGCACGTATTGCTTATGATATGATCCGTAAGCAGTTGGAAGCATTAAGAAGTCAAAATTCAGACATTAGAAAAGCTACTAAAGTAGTACGAGATGAACTTCGTAACTTGAATGATGAAAGTTATGTGCGTGCATTGAGTCGTGAGACTGGAGCGGTTGATGGTTTTGAACCGTATGTTGGTATCTTAGATGAATTTGCAGCATCTAAAACTAATGAGATGATTGAGCTTCTCGAATCTGGTCAAGGTCAGTTGGACAATCCATTGATTTTGATTATCTCAACAGCTGGATTTGATTTAAACGTACCAATGCACACGATCGAGTATGCGTATATCGAAAAACTTCTCGATGAAGAGGTTGAAAACGATGAATACTTTGCCTTCATTGCTGAACAAGATGATGAAGAGGAAATCAAAGATGAAAAGAACTGGATAAAATCAAATCCAATTCTTGAAGTCAAAGCTCTACGTAAAAAGATGATGGACTACCTACGAAAACGTAGGAAGGTGGCACTTGAGACAGGAACAATAAATGAAATCCTAGTTAAAAACTACAACATGTGGAGACAATCCTCTGAAGAGTCTTACATGGATAAAGAAAGCTGGGCGAAGGCTAAGATTGATAAACCGAACACTAAAAAGCGTAGAGTTTGGTTAGGTGTCGATGTTGGTAGATCAAGTGACTTATTCTCTATCTCTCCGATGGTCATGATGGATGATTATTGGTATGCGGATAGCTTTTCTTTTGTGGCCACTAAATATGGCTTAATTGCAAAAGAAAAAAGAGATGGTGTTTCTTATACCAACTTGAAAAGAGCTGGTGAGTGTGAGATAACAACGCTTGAGAGTGGTGTAATCGATGATGAGCGCGTGCTTGAGAAAATCGAGGAGATGGTCTATCAAAACGAGTGGGAATTGCAAGGTATTTTCTTTGACCCTTATCAATTTGGTTCACTATTGACTATGATTGAAAAGCGACATCCAGAATGGCCACTAGTCCAAATACCACAAACCACCATGGTTTTGAATATGCCCACGAAACAGTTCCGTGATGATGTCCGTCAAGGAAAAATCAAGCATAGTGGCAATCAGTTGCTAACAATGGCAATCAATAATGCATATACCAGAGTTGATAATAACGGTATGAGGATTGATAAAAACAAAAACAGTAATAAAATCGACCCTCTGGATGCTCTGTTAGATGCTTATGCTGCTTGTTACTTAGAACCATTCGATGGAAGTGGCTATTGGACGAATGAGAAAATTTTGGAAGGAGGTTCACTATTTTGAAGTTATTGAAACATATTCACACAATTTTATTGTTAATTGGTTTAATGTTTTTGATTTACGGTTTGTTCTTAATTGGGGACGTAATAGGATATATAGCCACAGGCTTGATTTTTTGCTTTCTCGGAGCGTACATTGATAAAACAAAACAACCTTGAAAAGCCTTACAAAATTTGATATAATGAACTAATTTTAGGAGGTTTTATCATGACAAAAGAACAACTTAAACAACCAGAACGTCCAGTTTATAAAAAGCCTTTATTCTGGACTACCATATTGTTTGGATTTCTTTCTTTTTTTCTTATGATTATGGTTTTTGTAGTCGATTCACATTATGTTGAATTGACAAATGCGTTAACAAACCATGGTTTGTATTATGATCAAACAAAAAAAGAAATTTACAGTAAAGAAAATAATCAAAACAACACTCAATCATCAAGTGAAAATGGTGTTATTTTAACTAAAAAACTCGGTGAGAAAATAACATTTGAAGAAGGAAGTATCGAAGTAAGAGGGATGGATATATCTGACGGTCAAGTTACTGTAGCAATTATTTTAGAAAACAATACAGATAAAAAATCCAGTTTCAACCCGAAAGAATTTGTAGCAAAGGCTGGAGATGAAACGTTGAATTATATTGGATTGCAAGAGGTTTCAGGATTGACAGGCCAAGGTGAAGTTAAAGAAGTGTCACCAAAGTCGAATGCTGTATTCTTTTTGAATTACAACCTACCAAAAAATAATTCTTCAGATTTCTCTATGCAAATAGGAAAATATCTTTGGAAGTAATTACGCTAGCACCAGTTGGTGCTTTTTTTATGCTCAAAAACAGAAAGGAGGTGAGAAAATAAATGACTTTTTTTCAATCTTTAGGGTCGTCAAAACTATCTTATGACGATTATATCTCTTCGGTAATCTCTGGTAATTCAAGTCCTGAATATACTGGTATATCTGCTTTAAAGAACAGCGATGTCTTGACTGCTGTATCTATTATAGCTGGTGATGTTGCTCGTTTTCCATTGTTGAAAAAGGATTTAATGGGTAACATCGAGCAAGATGAAGACATGAACTATCTACTGAATGTTAAATCTACAAGCAATACATCAGCAAGGCAATGGAAGTTTGCGATGACTGTCAATACAATTTTGACTGGTAATTCATTCTCTCGTATTCTACGTGATCCGATAAGTGGCAAGCCGTTAGAATTTCAATTTTTTAGACCATCTGAAACAACTGTTGAAGAAACCAATGACCATGAATTGATTTACACTTTTCGTGACCGTCTGAATGGTAAGGAAATTGTATGTAAATCAGAAGATGTCATCCATTGGAAATTCTTTAGCCATGACACTATCCTTGGTAGGTCTCCACTACTTTCCCTTGGAAACGAAATTAGCTTACAAGATGGTGGATTGAATACCTTAATCAAATTCTTTAGAGATGGTTTCTCAAGTGGAATTATCAAGCTTAAAGGCGCTCAATTAAACGGTGAAGCACGTAAGAAAGCCCGTATGGACTTTGAGAAAATGCGTGAAGGTTCAACTGGTGGTAGTCCTTTGGTATTTGATGATACACAGGAATACACTCCACTTGAAATCGATACAAATGTCTTGCAGTTGATTACATCGAATAACTTCTCTACTGCACAGATTGCTAAAGCTCTACGAGTTCCTAGTTTTAAATTGGGAGTGAATAGTCCTAACCAATCTGTCGCACAGTTGACTGAAGATTATGTAACCAACGACCTTCCATTCTACTTTGATGCAATCACAAGTGAACTTGCTTTGAAAGTCTTTAGCGATGAAGAGCGCAGGAAGTATCGTGTTGACTTTGACACTCGTAGCGTGACTGGTAGAAATGTAGATGAGATTGTAAAACTTGTAAACAATCAAATCTTGACACCTAACCAAGCGTTGGTTGAACTCGGTAAAGAACGTTCTACTGATCCAAATATGGACCGTTACCAATCAAGTTTAAACTATGTCTTCTTAGATAAAAAAGAAGAGTATCAAACAATGAAAGGAGGTGAGACAAGAGATGCCAAAGAGAATCAAGATGAAAGGTCCACTGATTCCGAATAACAGCCAGGAAGTTTACGACTACTTCGCCTTGGAAGCGGTCAGTGCAAAATCTATCACAGATGCTTTTCCAGAAGACAATAGTGACATCGTTTTGGAAGTTAATTCCAACGGTGGTCTTGTAACTGTTGGAAGTGAAATCTATACAGCGTTGAAAAGTTATCCAGGGCATGTGACTGTGGAAGTAACAGGAATGGCAGCAAGTGCTGCTAGTGTTGCAATCATGGGAGCTGATAAAGTTCTTATCAGTCCAACAGCACAGATTATGATTCATAAAGCATTGTATGGTTTTGTGTCTGGTAACAGCGATGATTTAGACAAAGCTTCTAATGCCTTAAAATCTAGCGACAAAGCCATCGTGAATGCATATGTAGCTAAGACTGGATTGGAAGAATCAGTGATCATCGACATGATGAAAAACGAAACCTTCATGTCAGCTAGCGAAGCAGTTGAAAAAGGCTTTGCAGATGAAGTAATGACCTTTGATGATGTTGGTGCAGTTGCAAGTCTTGGAGATGGACTGTTGCCACAAGCTGTTATTGACGACTTCTACGCTAACCGTAGCAAGCGTAAGTCAGAAATTCAAAATATGCTACGAGAAATCGAAAAAGAAGAATTACTTAAAGGGCTATAAGCTCTTTTTTTAATGCCGTAAGGAGAAAAAAGAAAATATGTTTAAAGAAAAAATGAAAGAACTTAAAGCGCAGATTGCAAATATCGGTGCTGAAATTGTTGCTAAGACAGATGAATTAAAATCTGTTTTAAATTCTGATGATCTCGAAAAAGCTCGTGAAATCCGTGCTGAAATCGACAACTTGAAATCACAAAAAGAAGAAGTAGAAAACAACTTGAAGACTTATGAAATCGCAGAAGAAGGGGCTGGAATGGAAGCGACTATTGAAAAACACGAAGTAAAAGTAGACGGTAAAACTTACCGTGATTCAGTAAATGAATGGGTACGTACTAAAGGTGCTGTTGCTGATTCAAACTTGAAACTTGAAGGAAAAGACCTTCTTATTCCTATGAATGCGGCTGTAAACCCAACACAAGACGGATTGAAGACGGTTGAAACTGGAAAAGTAACTAGCAAAGAAATCGTAACTACGCCAATTCGTGAAGTTAAAACAGTCCTTGACCTTAAACAATTCGTGACAACTCACAAAGCATCTAAAGGTGAAGGTTCATATCCTATCCTTAAACACGCTACATCTAAGATGGCAAGCGTAGAAGAATTGGAAAAAAATCCAGCTCTTGCTAAACCAGAATTTACAGATGTTCCTTGGAAAGTTAAGACTTACCGTGGTGCTATTCCACTTTCACAAGAAGCAATTGATGATGCAGATGTTGATCTTCTTGCAATCGTAGCTGAAGCAGCTAACCAAATTAAGGTTAATACTACTAACGATGCAATCGCTACTGTATTAAAAGACTTTGAAGCTAAGACTGCTGCTGATCTTGACGCTATCAAAGAAATCTTGAATGTAAACCTTGACCCAGCTTACAACGTATCATTTGTAGTTTCACAAAGCTTCTATCAAAAACTTGACATTTTGAAAGACAAGAACGGTCGCTACTTGCTTCAAGATTCTATCGTTTCTGCATCAGGTAAAGCTTTCCTTGGTCATCCAGTATTTGTAGTTTCAGATACAACTCTTGGTGCAACTGGTGAAGCTAAAGCCTTTATCGGAGATGTACAACGTGCTGTACTCTTTGCTGATCGTCAAGAATTGGGTCTACGTTGGACTGACAATGAAATCTACGGTCAATACTTGCAAGCAGTTGTACGCTTTGATGTTAAGAAAGCAGATGCTAAAGCTGGTTTCTTTGTAACTATGCCCTAATACTCCCCCAATTAGTGGGGGTGTCTCACGGTCAGCTGTAACTTTAGCAGTACCAACCGCAAGTAGCACCAAACAAGATATTATGTCTTACCTAGATAGCAAAGGGATTTCTTACACGGCAACTCAAACCAAAGAGCAACTACTAGCCTTGATTGGAGGTTAGGGATATGGAAGCTAAAAAGAATGGTTTTCTTGAAGAAGTTAAGTTGTATTGTAAAATCGACTATGACTTTGAAGATGATTTACTGATTGAGCTTATTGAGTCTGCAAAAGAGCAGATTTGTTTCGCAATTGACAACGATTTAAACCCAGATGATTTAGTGGATTATGCGAAATTCCGCTTAGCTGTCAAAAAGCAAGTCAAAGAAGAATATGAACATCGTGGAATGTCAGCAGATACCATGCGCTATCCATTAGCAAATGGTGTGCTAAACATCATCCATCAGCTTAGAACACGGAGGGAAAGTTAATGCGAACACGTAAAATGAATGTTCGCATTACTTTTTTTCAAAAAGTCGGTGGACAAAACGAAGATGGAGAAGTATTAGACTTTGAAAGAAAAGACTTATATACTTGCTGGGCAGAAGTGCCTAAAACATCTATTAAGGATTTTAGAGAAAATGCGACTGTCACAAAAGCAGGTGGACTAGTAGAACATAAAGACACTAAAACATTCTTAATTCGTCATCTTCCAAAACTTCCTTTTGACAACTCTTGCTTTGTAGAATTTGATGGTAACGAGTATCAAATTGATGCAATCGAACGTGATCACGAAAACAAGGAAATGGATTTGATTAAGGGAGTGATGTTGTCATGACAAAAGGATTAGACCTTTGCCTAAACAATCTCACTAAGTTAGAAGTAAAAGCCCCTAAGGTTGCTCGTGAAGCAGTCACAATGGTAGCTAAAGAGTTTGAAAAAGAACTTGAAGTAAATACTCCAATTTCTGATGAGTTTACACCCACTCGTTTGAAAGAAGATATAAGAATCAGTAATTTTAAAGGCGGTGGAAATGCTCCTTCAAAAGATATCGGTTTTGGTCGTACTACTGGTTGGCGTGCTAGATATCCCAATAGCGGGACAATCTATCAGAAAGCACAGGATTTCGAGGAAAAGACTATAAATGCAGTCACTCCTCGCGCTAAAGAAATATACAAACAAAAAATAAGGGAGGTGTTAAAATAAATGATTGCTGAAACTGAAGCTTATAAACTTTTAGTAGCAGATGAAAAGTTAAATCAACTGTTTAATGAGTTTAGAGGTAAGGAGTTTCCAGGATACAAACAAGGTATCTTTACTTATGATATTCCTGAAAAACCTACAAACTTAAAACGAAAAGAACTTGCTCCGTTTGCAAGAATTTATTTAACTTACGAAGCACCTCACAAGTATGCAGATGATGAAATCATCTCAATGGAACAACGTATCACAATCAACTTTTGGTGTAAGAACGCAAAACAAGCTGACCAAATCGCCAAAAGAATGGATGTGGTCTTAGAAAGTAGTGGATTTGAACGCTACACAGCAAATGAGAAACCTCGATACATGGATGACGATATTGGACTGTTAATGAATGTCCGAAAATATCGTCTTTTTGATTGGAGCGATCTCGAAGAAATGAAAGGAAAATAAATAAATGTCTAAAGTTAAATTTGGTTTACGTGGTTTTGAATATGGGGTTTTGGACAATAAAAACATTGTCACAGGTGATACTAAAAAAATCCCTGGAATCAAAACAGCGAAATTGGATATCACAAATGAATTGAACACTATCACAGCAGATGATGGACCATACGTAGTATTGTCTTCAGGTATCACTGGAACAACTCTTGAAGTATCATGGTTGGATTTGGGCAGTGAAGCTCGTAAAGACTTCTATGGTATCACTGTTGAAAACGGTGTTGAAAAATACAATAAGAAGATGACTCCAAACGACATCGCTTGCTTGTTCCGTACAACTGGTGATGATGGTAAAGGTATCTGGGTTGGTCTTCTTAAAGGTAAATTCTCTCTTCCAGGAATGGATTTGGAAACTAAAGATGGTTCTCCAGAGCCTAAGAATGATACTGTTTCTGGTAGCTTTGTGGCTCGTGGAGATGATGATGATGCTCTTGTAATCGTAGTTGGTCGTGAAGACAACCCACAATTCCAAGAATCTGAGTTCCGTAAATTAGTCTTCCCAAAGTCGTAAGTGGTGCTGCACCTGCGAGTGCAGTTACCACAAGACAAGAGTAATTAGGATAGGCTTGGTTTTTCCAAGCCTTTATTTTTTTAAGGAGTTAATAAATGTTTGAAATTAAGTTTAAAAAAGCGGGTGTTTTGAAAGAATTTTCTAAAGACTATGTAAATGTTGAAGACAATTTACTGGCATTAGAACATCAAGTACGACAAACTGCTTTGTATGAGAATAAAGAGGATTTATTAAATCCTATTAAACATCGTGAATTGAATGAAGCGTATCTAGATATGTTTGTGAAAATGTACGGTGAACAGTTTGAAGTAAATGATATCAAATGCGCTAGTGTAGAAACACTTGAAACTTTGAACGACTTATACCTTGCTGCTCTAGGTGGGAAACAGGAAGAGAAAGAGACCACAGAGGGAAAAAAGAAGAAAAAGGGTTAAGCCCTAAAGAAGCTCAGAACAATTTATTGGTTTGGGTTCAATCACTAATGAGTCAAGGATATACGATCCATGACATAAAGAGCATGCGTTTATCAGATTTTGATTTGATGGTGCAGGCTTTAGAAACAAAAGAAAGCCAAGAGGAAGAAGAAACAACCCTTGACAAGGCCTTCCCATTCCTTTTTGGATAGAAAGGAGAATGAATGGCAAGTAATATTGGTGAATTAGTCGCCACTGCAACCTTAGATGTCGCTCCTTTTCAGTCGAATGTCGGGAGGTTGAAAACCTATTTAAAAGGTGTCGATAATTCCCTAAAAGCGATGGAAAATAACTTTAAAGGCGCTGGTAAGAATATCAGTAACTTAAAAGGACTTTTATCGCAAACTGGTTCAGCTCTAAGCTCATACCAAAAAGTATTGAGTTCACAGAGTGAACGATACAACCAATTGAAAGCAAGTATTGGAGATGTGTCTACTGCAACTGCAGAACAGAAGCAGAAATTAGTTGAAGCAAGTGCTAGTATGACAGCAACTGCTGCTAAAGTATCTGAATTACAAAATCGCTATGAACAGTTAGCTAGTTCTATGAGACAAGCTTATATAGATGATAGTGCCTTCACTAAATTTGGTAGAGGTGCGCAAGAAGTCGGTAATAAAATCAGTCAAGTAGGTCAAACCATATCTGGTTTTGGTTCTGCTTTAACCCGTGGAGTTACCGCTCCAATTGTAGCAGGCGCTGGTCTTGTAGTGAAGGCTGCGATTGACTATGAATCTGCATTCGCTGGAGTTAAGAAAACAGTGGACGAAACTGCCACAGTATCTTACAAAAGCCTATCAGACGGTATTCGTCAAATGGCCAAGGAATTGCCAGCTAGTGCAGTTGAGATTGCAAATGTAGCAGAAGTTGCAGGTCAGTTAGGTATTAAGGTAGAAGATATCCTTAAATTCTCACGTACCATGATTGATATGGGAGAGTCAACCAACTTGAGCGCTGAAGAAGCTGCAACTGCAATTGCTAAAGTAGCAAACATTATGGGCTTGAGTTCAGATGACTATTCAAGATTCGGTGCATCCGTTGTAGACCTTGGTAACAACTTTGCCACGACTGAAAAAGACATCGTAATGATGGCCAATCGTTTAGCAGCAGGTGGTAAATTGGCTGGACTAACTGCTCCTGAAATTTTAGGTCTTGCAACTGCGATGAGTAGCGTAGGTATTGAAGCAGAAGCAGGTGGTACTGCAATGACTCAAACTCTCACTGCTATTGGTAATGCAGTTTCATTGACTACTAAGGATTCAGCAGATGATCTAGCATTGATTGCTAAAGTAGCAGGAACAACATCAGAAGAGTTTCAACAAGCATGGAAAGAAAAACCTGCTGAAGCTTTACAATCCTTTATCAAGGGGCTTAATACAGCCCGTGAAAAGGGCGCAAACATGGATGCTATTTTGATGAAGTTAGGCATGACAGGTGTTAGACAAGGGAATATGCTTAAATCTCTTGCTTTATCATCAGATAAAATGAGTGCAGCAGTCAACCGTTCTAATCAAGCTTGGAAAGAGAATACCGCTCTGACCAATGAAGCAAACAAACGTTATGAGACTACTGAGTCTCAATTAAAGATGTTTAGGAATCAGTTGACAGATATTGCAATTGAGTTTGGAGGGCCATTAATTAAAGCTCTAAGAGAAGGTCTGAACGCAGCAAAACCATGGATTGAGAATTTATCAGAATTAGCTAAGAAGTTTAGTTCATTATCAACAGAGCAACAACAAAATATCTTGAAATGGGGATTGTTTGCAGCAGCATTAGGTCCTGCTTTGAAGTTGCTAGGTGGTGGTATTTCAGTCATTGGTGGTTTTGTTAAAGCCATTGGTGGTTTGTCAAAAGGTATTGGCTTCCTGAGTGGTTCAGCTAAATATCTTGCAAATCTCCCAGTTGGTTTAACTGCTTTATCAAGTTCAGCGGGAGCAGCTGAAACTGCAATGGCAGGTGTGTCAACAAGTGCTGGATCTTTATCTGGTGCATTTGGTGCTCTTGCAAATCCTTTAGGATTGATAGTTGGTAGTATAGCCTTAGCAACTGCAGGTCTTGTCTATCTTGGAAACGAGAAAGATAAAGCAAGAATCAAGACTGAAGAATTTGGTTCACAACTAAGTGATACTGCAAGAGGAGAGTTAAGAAGCTTCCAAAAAACAGTTGATGAAACAGCTACTGCAGTCGCAAACTTTGGAACTCACGCTGGAGATGTAGAAAAAGTTTCAGGAGCTTTTAAAAAGCTTTATGATGAAGTAGCAGAAAGCGCAGAGAAATCCAACAAACGTATGGAAGAACTAGGTGCTAAATGGGGTCTTAGTGAAGAAGATATTGCCAGAGCTAGAGAGAAGAATGGTCAGGTTGTATCTAATACAGAAGCCATGATGAACCAAATCAATGAGATTTATCAACGCCATAATGGAGATGCAAGTAAATTCTCTCAAGAAGAGAAAGAAATCATCTTGAATAACCAAAATGAGATGATTAAAGCTAAACTTTCTATGATGAGCTTATCCGCTGACCAACAGAAAGCAGCATTACAAGCATTGAATGGAGAGGTTGCAAATCTAAACGAAACTCAATTAAAACATACAAAAGATGTTCTTAAACAAGCTTTGGACGAAGAAAAGAATCTTTACGAAACATCTAAGAGTGAGTTGAAAGAGTTGCTTGATGGAAAAGCTATTGATCAAGAAACTTACAACAAGAAAATGCAACAACTTGAAGCTAACCATACTCAAACGATGGAAGCATTGGGTAGTAAGTATTACCAAGTAATGAAAACTCTTGATGAAAAAGTTAAAGCCCGCACTGGTCAAAACTGGAACTATTGGGAAGAAGCTAAAAAAGCTTTGGAAGAATATGGTCTATCTTATGAAGCAATTGGACAGAAGGCAGCAGAAGCTTCTCAAAAAATGGGTAATTCGCATAGTATCCTTGCTAAATATACTAGTGAGATGAGCAAGGAAACGAAAGAGGCTAACGATGCTTGGTCGTTGTTAGTTGGAAATATCGATAAAAACGGTAATTTCCAAGTCAAATCAAATGTAAAAGAAGTTATTGGAGAAGCAGCTAAATCAGCTGAAGGTTGGGAACAACTACAGTTCATTGCTAAGACTGCAGAAATCAATTCAAACGCTCGTGCTACTATTGCAGAAGCTCTTGTAGAATCAGGCAAATGGTCAACTATGACCCTTGAAGAGAAACAAATAATTGTTCAAAATCAAGCTGGTTTACAAGCTATCTTTGACAGTGAAAAGAACCTCAAGATTTGGAATGATATGCCTGCTAATGTTAAAGAACTTCTTTTAAAGAATACTGACATCATGAGTAAGGCTGATGAAGCAACAAAAGCACTTGCCAATTATGACGCTTTAGCTCCGAAACAAAAGGAATTGCTTGCTAATGATGAAAACTTTAGAAATGCCGTTACACGATCAACCGATACCTTAACAACTTGGAATGCAACCACTCCAATTACAAAAGATTTGAAGGTCAATCCAAATAATGTTTTGTATGGTAGCCAGCTTTCAATTGATAAACTAATTGAGTGGAATTTAGCACCCGTTCAAACCAAGTCGTTAGATGCAGTTGATAACACAGCTGGAGCAGTCGCAAGTGCATTATTAAGCGTGAATTCTCCAAAACAGGAAGCTCCAATTGGTATTAATGCTAATGATAACACAGCAGGAGAATCACAATCAGCAAGTTTAAGTGTAAACTCTCCTTATCAATTTAAACCAATTGATATCAATGCTACGAATCAGACACAAGGCGAAGCAAATTCAGCAAGTCAATCAGTGAATGCTGTTAAGCAGGACAGTCCTATCAGCATTAAAGCTCAAAATAACACCCAAAGTGCTATTAGTAGCGTGTTGGGAGGTCTAGCATCATTGCCAGCTGTTAAATTTATTGATATTATCACAAGAACATTCACACAGAAACACGCAAAAGGTACTAATAATCACCCAGGTGGACTTGCAACGGTCAATGACCAACGAGGATCGCTTTATAAGGAAATGGTTACACTTCCTGACGGGACTTCATTCATTCCACATGGGCGAAATGTGACACTACCACTACCTCAAGGAACTAAGGTCATGCGAGCTGGTAAAACTCGTAACTTGATGAATCGTTTAGGTATTCCGAACTATGAGAATGGCATTGGATTTGAAGATACGAAGATTTCGCACCTAACTAGACGGATTCAGAGTGTCAATACTAAAAGTAGTAACCGTGGATATCAGAATACTGCTTATACAATCGGTGGGGATAACCAAGCTGTTGTTTCAGAATTAGTTAACTTGAAAGAAAGTTTAGAGAACTTATTAGGTCGCTTGTTGGATAAAGATACCAACACTTACCTTGATGGACGAGTGATTGCAGAAAGTTCTTACCAATATCAAGGGAATATCATGAGAAGGGAGGGCATTTAATGTCGAATTATTTAAAAATAAATGACTTCACAACATCTGGTTTAAGAAATTGTGTGGTTGTAGACTTTGGAACAATCCGTTCTGCCATCCCTCGTTTCTCAGAACAGATGAAGTTATACGGTACAAATGGTAGCTATAATCAAGTGGATGGCGCTTATGAGAACTACGAAAGAACTATTCGTATATTCTTTGAGCGCTTTTCTGATTTGGCAACTTTGGTTGAAAAAATCAAAGCAGTTGGAAACCAATTGGAATTTAGTTATCAATCTGATTCACTATTCTATGCAGATTTGCTAGATACAGAAATCATTCCTAAAGGCATGTACGGTTGGGAACTATCCATCAAACTAGACATGCAACCGTTCAGGTATCCAAAAAATGTCGCACCAGTTGTATTAACAAGCGCTGGAACGATTGAGAACATCGGTACAGTCTATTCAGAGCCTATCATCGAGATTGAAGGCAATGGAGATGTATCGCTCACTATCGGACGAAAAACCATGCACTTGACGATTAATAATAAAGCTACGATAGATTGTAGACAAGGGAAACAGAATATCTATAATGCCAGCGGGACAGTGCAGAATACACTACGTAAGCGTGGTGGGTTCTTTGAAATCCCTATTGGTAGTAACGGTGTGACCTTCTCAGGGGATGTTCGTAAAGTGACTATTCGTCCTAATTGGAGGTATCTAGTATGATTTATTTAACAGACGGGAATGTACCTCTGAATGCTGCCTATGCTGACGAAATAGTTCAGATAGATAGAAATACCTATCAATTAACATTCAAATTTCCTACTAATAATGTATTATGGCAACGACTAAGAGAAGAAACATTCTTGACTGCTGATGATCTTCACGGTGAGCAAGACTTTGTTATTTTTGAAGTCGAAAAGCAACATGGATACATTCAGGTCTATGCCAACCAAGTCATGACTTTGTTAAATCACTATGTCGTTAATCCAATCAATCTTGACAGAGCGACTGGTTCAACTGCTTTAAGTCGATTCGCTGGAAGCATCACTCGTGACAATCCATTCTCGTTCTTCTCAGATATTGATGATAGACATACCTTCAATATTGATACAACAAACGCTATGGAAGCCTTGACCAAGGATAAACACTCTATTCTTGGTCAATGGGGTGGTGATTTAGTCAGACATGGTTATCAGGTACGTTTATTAAAAAATGGCGGTTCAGAGAATGAATCGCTCTTTATGTACAAGAAAAACCTATCCAGTTATCAACATAAGACATCTACCAAGTCTTTAAAGACCCGAATTACTTTTAAGACGACTGTCAAAGGCGAGGGAGAGAATGCTGATGATAAGCATTATAAAGTAGTTGTCGATAGCCCTTTAATCAACAAATATAGTCAGATTTATGAGGATGTCGTAGAAGTCAACGACCAAGATGTTAAGGATGAAGCAAGCCTTAGAGAATATGGCAAGCAGTATTTCAGAACAAGCTTATGTGACCTCATGGAAGATAGCCTTGAAATTAATGTTGTAGGTCAAAGTGATGTACCTGTCCAGATGTTTGATGTGGTAGGTGTCTACCATGAGACATTCGATTTGGATGTAAGAAAGAAAATCACTAAATATACCTACTCCCCAATGGCTAAGAAATTAAAATCTATTGGTTTTGGTGAATTTAAATCAGGTCTTGGACATGCGATTGGGAATGTCGTGAGTGATGCTGTGAAGAATGAGACCTATATCTTTGAAGCTAAACTTGAAAAAGAAATCAAGAATGCTGACTTAGATTTTGACCGTAAGGTACAAGGCATCAAAAATGAATTCACTGACGGTATCGAACAAGCCAAGGCACTTGCTGAGGAAAACAAACAAATCTTATTTAATAAGATTGATAATCAATTAAACGAATTCGACAGAAACTATCAATCCACTTTGGAAGACCAGAGGGAGAGGATAGAGAGGATTAATCAACACACTCAAAATGCTGTCTCTACTGCAGCCTACGGTCAAGCATTGGCAGAGAAAGCTAGTGCAGATGCACTAAGAGCTATAGAAGATGCTGAATCGGCTGATGAACTATCACAGTCAACTATAAGAAGAGTACTTGATATCCAAGGTACTATAACAACACTTGCAAGAAAATCAGAACTAGATCCAATCAAAGACAGAATTTCTATCACTGAAAGTAAGATTGAGGTTCAAGCTGGTCAAATTTCAGAAAAGCTGTCACGTACTGAAGTCGATAGATTGGTCAATGACAAAGGTTTCCAGACTTATACTCAGGTACAGAATACAGTCAAGAAATCCGTTGACGGATTTCAACAGACCATCTCACGTATTGAAACCAAGCTAAGAGATGTTATCCGTAATGAAAACCTCTTGCAGAACTCTTCTATCATCACAAAAGGCAATAGTTGGAACGGAACTTGGGCACTGAGTATATCTGGAGGTAACGGTCAGACAGAAATTTTTGAATTAAGAGATGCACCACATACCGCTATCAAGAAAGGTATTCGTGTCGTTAATAATACGAATGGCGGAAATAAAGACATCAGTCAAAGAGTTAATTTGGTTGTTGGCGAGAAATATACCATGTCTTGTTGGGCTAGAGTATCTAGCAATAGTACGAGTCAAAACGTTAATTTGTTGATGCGTTCATGGACAACCAACGATACAAATCGAAGCATGAACAAGCCAATCACGAATACTGATTGGGTTCGATATCAATTCACATTCACAGCAGATGCAGTCGCTAACTCAATCCAGTTTGGTCAAAGTGGAAATGGTAGCCTTGAAATCTGTGGTATGAAGATTGAACATTCTGATCGTATGACTGACTACGATATTTCAAGTTCTGAAATTGTTAGTATTGTGGAATTTAACGATGTACGTGACACTGTATCATCCCACACTCAGACCTTACAACGACAAGACCAAGCGATTTCACAAGTTATTCAAACTGCAAATGGTCTGGTCAGTCGTGTATCTAATTTCTTGGATGATTTTAACTTGGTCTACGACCCTACGAATTTTAGTAAATGGGAGAAAACTGCAAGCGAAGTTGATGTAATCGAAGTACAATCGAATACTAAATTACTACGTATTACAAGCGCAGGGAATACCTCTAATGTGTACCGTGGGTTTAGAGTACCTCTTAACACATCCACGTTTACAAAAGATGAGAAAATCAGCTATCGAATATTCGTATGGGTCGATGTTGTTCCCGATGCTCCACTTGTAATGGACTTGTGGTCAGCAGATGGAGGTCTTGCATCTACACCAATCACGCTAACACAAAAAGGTCAGCAGGTCATCACTGGCACGTTCACGATTAAGAAAACAAGCAATAAAGGGAAAGAGTTCCCTCTTGAAATCCTATTGACTAGAAACGGTCAGGTCGCTATTGGTGAGATTTCTTTAATCCGTGGAGATACCCCACCTAAGAAATTCACAGACAATACCTCTACACAAGATGTGGTCACACAGACACGAGTAGCACAATTATCAGACTCGTATGCTATCCAAACCTTGACCAGTCCAGGGGCAGTTACATCACAAATCAATTTAGCGCCAAACGAAGCGTTGATTGAAGCAAATAAAATCCGATTAAAAGGTAAAACACTTGCTGATGAAATCACTGCTATAGATGGTTATTTCAAGCGATTGTTTGTAGGTGATGCAAGAATTGGGAAATTAAACACGGATATCATCGAGTCTAATTCCATCACAGCTGATAAGGTTATCATGGACTCAGCCATGGCTAAGAAGATTGTATCAAGTGATGTATTCACTGATCAGTTAGCTGCTAAGAATGCCTTCATTAACAAACTACGGTCAGTGGTGGTGTCAGCAACCTTACTTGAAGGTTACAAAGGTCGGATTGGTGGATTTCAAATCGGTACTCACGATAAAGACCCAAGCACATATTGGCTAACTGGCCAAAACCAATTCGCAGTTGGTATGAGTAATGGTAGCTCCTCTTGGGGGCAAGTTGCTCTTTGGGTCAATTGGGGCACAGACTGGGGAAAAGCAGGTCCTTATGCATGGTACGTCTTGCGAACTGGTGAAATGTATTGCAAAAACGATGCTAGCTTTTACAAAAAGGTCGATTTTTCATCCGAATCTTCTGTTAATTTTTATGGAAGCATAAATTATTATAAAGAGCCTAAATTCTTTAAAGGATTGAACATGTGGGATTCTGAAATCATTGGAGGAGGTTGGAATCCAAAAGGCGGAAATAATGCAGTTGTTTGGTGGAATCAAATCGGTTCTGGAAGTGTTAAATATTGGATTGATAAATCTTCAGATAGACGATTGAAAGAGAATATCACAAGTACATCTGTTCAAGCGTTGAATGAAATCAACCAACTTAACTTGGTTTCATTTGATTACATCGAAAACAAGAAACATGAGGAAATCGGTTTAATCGCTCAAGAGGTAGAAGATATTATTCCTCAAGCAATTTCAAAAGACCCTGAAAGTGAAGATAGTTATCTTCATATCGACTATACCGCATTCGTACCTTACTTAATTAAGGCGATTCAAGAACTTAATCAAAAATTGGAGGAAGTAAATGAAAGAAGAAATTAGTCAACTAATCATCCGAAATTTAAGCGATGATATCGGAATGAAGGCAAGTGATGCAGCAACTTACAAGGCGCTGTATGACATCACACAAAAACAACTCAATGAAATTTTAAATCTCATTGAGTCAAACGAAGAATTGAAAACAAAATTTGAAGAACTGAAAGGACAAATGACAAATGGCAATTAACAATTACACACTCGCAACTAAACCTTATACTCGTGGTTACGGAGACAAAACTACAACTGTTGTAGAAATTCGACTACAGGAAGGCAACCGATATAGCACCAACCAGCGTGAACTTGTTGGAGACCGCACTCAAGACAATGAAGAAACACTTATTCAAGCAGTTCTTGATGTTATTAAAGCTGAACTTGATCCTGGGTCAGCAATCGTCAAAGCTCAATCTAAAATTGAGCAAGCTGAACAGAAGCTCGCTCATACTGAAAATAAACAGAACGAGCTACTTGAAATTACTGAGAAGATCAATAAGGTAGTTCGTGTGATGGCTCAAGATTCAATCATGGGTGAGAAAATCGCTTATGGTACTACTTATAAGGAACTCGTTGACCTATTCCCACTTGTAAAAACTGGCGAGAGCTACGCTCCTGGTTCAATGTTCGCAATCGAAGACCCTGAACATGTCGAATTGAACGGCGAAGGCAAACGCATCCTTATTCAAACTAACCAACAATTCATCTACCAGGGCGAATCACTCAAACAACTTGAAGGCTCACCATCTCAAAATGGTATCCTTGCAGTCTGGAAATGGGAAGCACCTAAATCCAATAGTGAACTTGAAACACAACCTGTTTAATAGGAGGTGTTTATGCAAGATTTAGCATTTCACGAACTAGCAGAACATTTAAAAAATCTATCATACAGTCCGTATATTCACTTTTTCTTTTGGTTGATGATTTTAGATATTGTGACTGGCTACATCAAGGCATTCAAGACTAAGCGATTTGATAGCAAGGTAGGTACAATGGGATTGATTAGACATTTCATTGTATTTGTCGTTATCTTACTTGTGGCCATGTATGCCCGTTCTCTTGGTTTCCGTAGCTTCGGGATTGCTTGGACAATGTTTTTCTCATTCAATTATCTGTTTTCAGTGATTGAGAATTGGGAAATTATCGGTCTTGCATTCCCTGAGTTTTTGAAGCCTTACATTAACCAGTTGAAGAAAGATAATGCTCGTAAAATCGGGCAGTTATTGGTCAATATTGACCAAAAAGACAAAGTTGAAGTTGAAGTCGAAGTAAAGGAGAAAGACGATGCAACAAATTAATGAAATTTTAATTAATGGAGCAATTAGCATTCTAGTTATCTTGGTAGGTATCGCAGTCAAGGCTGTTAAAGAATATCTGATTCAAAAAGGCGGAGAAAAGACAATCAAGATTGTTGAAATCCTTGCTAAGAATGCAGTCAATGCAGTAGAACAGGTGTCTGCTGAAACTGGATATAAAGGCGAAGAGAAGCTGGAACAAGCACGTATTAAAATCCGTTCCGAGCTTAACAAATACAATATCCACATGACTGATAGTGACCTCGATACATTCGTAGAGTCAGCAGTTAAGCAAATGAATGATGCTTGGATGAACCAATAATAGTTGAGAACCCTTTTGGGTTCTCTTTCTTTATTAAAAGAAAGGAGGTAGCACTTGAAAAAGGTTATCGAAAGAAAAATAACCGTTCTATCTAGTAACCGTGGTATTGAGAAAATGTATAACGAGTTTTACAGCCACGATAAGAATAATGCTGAATTCAAGTTCACACTCGATGAGTTGACCGCTACTAAGGTCATCTGCTTATTCTATTTCAAATGCACTAAACGATACCAGGAAGTTGAAGCAACAATCGAAGGTAATTCGTTTACGGTTCGATTCGATACATCATTGATCACGACAGATGAACCTGTTATTGGCTATATTTACTTTGAGAAAGTCGAGCAGTCAGCAGATGTGTATAGTTTTATGTTTAACGTGCATGTCAGTGAAATTGATAAAGCAGTTAAAACACCACTCATCGAACGTGAATCAGGGCGAATTGTTAACGTCAATGACATTGTGACCAAGCAAGAATTGGATGAACTTTTTGCAAAAATCAAAGAGCAAGGTGGAACTTATGATGATAGCAATATTCGTGCTGAAATAAGCCATATTTCAGCCGATATTGAAGCGTTAAAGACAAAGACAGATAAAGATACCATCTATAATGACAAGCCCCTTGTAGAGCGTGTAGTGGCTTTAGAGAACAAACCTGAAAAAGATACTAGCAATTTAGTAACTAGACAGGAACTTGAAAGTAAAAATTATCTTACCTCGCACCAATCGTTGGAAGATTACGCTTTAAAATCCGAAATTCCAATACCTTACAACGATTTAGAATTAAAGAAACGAGTTGAACGTTTAGAGAGCAACCCTAACGTTGACACAAGTCAGTTTGCTACTAAGCAAGAGTTACAAAATATCGCCTTAACTCCTGGTCCGAAAGGTGACAAGGGTGAAACTGGTGAACGTGGACCTCAAGGCGAAACTGGACCGAGAGGGGCGGACGGTTTACAAGGTCCTCAAGGTTTGCAAGGTATTCAAGGCGATCGTGGACAAGACGGACAAAAGGGAGAACGTGGGGAACAAGGACCAATCG